GACCAGTGGACCGGGGCGCTGATGAACACGGCCGCGTTTCAGTGGATCGCAGGCCAGCTGCAGGCGCTATCGGATTGGTTCGGCACGATCGGCGGATGGTCCGGCATGGCGTCCGCTGCATGGGACGGCATCATCGCGATTTTCCGAAGTGCGATCAGTGGCCTGATCGAGATGATCAACAAGATTCCGGGCGTTGAAATCGATGCAGCCTTTGGCGATTTGCCCAAAGCGCCGCAGATACCCGGCATGGATTCGCCATCGGTCGCCGCCCCTTCACTGGGCGAGCAGGCCGAGCAAGCCCGCCAGCGGATCAACGCCGGCACTGCAGGCGGTTTGTCTCCGATGCGCGCCAATGCGGTGCCGCCCGGGGGCTTGTTGACCAGCATTCAGAACAACAGCAGCCAGAACAAAGGCACGCACGTAGAGAACGTCAACATCCATACCGCCAAGCCTATGAGCCCCTTGGAGCTTGAAAACATGATGGCGATGGGGGTGGGTGGATGAGTCTCTACATCGATCTGCTCATCACCAACAACGACCTGACCCTGGATCCCTCGAGTCAGCCACTGCCGGTGGATGACCGGGCCAGCATCGCCCAGGACATCGGCCACATGATCCGCGAAAGCGGCCTGCTGGTGACGCTGGTGGCCGAGCGCGATCGCTTCCGTCAAGCCGACTGCATCCAGCAACTGGAGCTGTTGGTGGAGGACGACGTGCGCCTGGTACCGGGCACCGCCCGGATCCTCAGCGAGGGCACGGGCCAGTACCTGGTGACCGCAAAAACCGTTGAATTTGGATCTATCGAGGTAGTTCTGTGAGTGACGTAGATTTCAAACAGGCGCTCAGTGACGCCGGCATTCCGACCACCGAAGCGAAGTTGCGTGCGGCCTGGGAGCTTGAGGTTGTCGCCCAAGGCAGCAAATTGAGCAATACCAGCGCCTGGTCTCCCTTCTGGCGGGTGATCACTGCCCTGGTGACGAAGCCGGTCATGTGGATGATCGAATTCATTGCCGGCACCGTGTTGCCAAACTTCTTTGTGAAGACAGCGACCAACGCCTGGCTCGATATGCTGGCTTGGGCGGTCAACGTCACCCGCAAGCCGGCGACCAAAGCCGAAGGATTGCTGCTGTTTACGCGCAGCGCGCTGGCCGGCCTGCTGGAAATCCCGGCCGGTACCCGAGTTCAGTCGATCGCCATCAACGGCAACGTTTACGAGTTGGTGACACTCGCTACAGCCAGTTTTGCCGATGGTGAATCACAGATCCGCGTACCGGTTCAGGCAAAGCAGGCCGGTAGCGGGTTCAACCTGGCACCGGGTTATTTCTCGATTCTTCCTGAGCCGGTACCGGGCGTAGTTCAGGTAGTGAACGCTGACGGCTGGCTGAGCCAACCAGGCGCGGACACCGAGCCAGACGACGAGCTGCGCCTGCGTGTGCGCAACCAGTTTTCAGCAGTCAACCAGTGGCACACCGACGCCGTGTATCGCGCAATGATTTCTGCGTTTCCTGGTGTGCAGCCCGATGGCGTGTATTTCGAGCACGACGCGCCCCGGGGCCCAGGCAGTGCAAACGCCTTTGTGCTGTTTGAAGCCGACACCCCAGCCGACACCTTTCTGGCTGAAATCAACAGCTATATCCGCGACCAGGGCAACCACGGGCACGGCGATGATCTGCTGGTCATGGAAATGCCCGCGACCCAGCACACCGTAAACCTGACGGTGTGGCCCAAGGCGGAAGTGGGGGCCGAGAGCTATCCCACATTGAAGGCCGATATCGAGCTGTTTATTCGTGCCGCATTTCGTGAAAGCACGGCGGTCGACTACCAGCCGACCCTGACGAGCCCGCAGTCGCGCTTCTCGTTCAGTCGACTGGGCGAGGAATTGCACCAACAGTTTCCCGGGATCGACTCCCTGGACTTCGCAAACACCGACATCATTTCCCAACTGACTATCCCGCGCCTGTCCGGGGTTGAGGTGGTGTTCAGTGTTTAAGTTGAGTCTTCCGTTTTGGCTCGACGGTCCGGAGCTGGCCAAGGTTAAAGCCGCAGCCCAGGCCTGGTGGGACAAGGTCGAAAAGTGGCTGAACTGGCCGCTGTTGCAGATGGATGCCGAAACCTGCCACCTCTCGGTGCTTGATCTGCTGTCCTGGCAGCGCGACATCCAGCGCTTTCACGGCGAGCCTGAAAAGCTGTACCGCCTGCGCGTGAAGTACGCATTTATCAATGCCGTCGACGCTGGCAGTACTGCAGGCATGATCCGCATTTTCGAGCGCCTTGGCGTTGGCTACGTGGAGATCCAGGAGCGGCTGCCAGAGCTTGATTGGGACATCGTGCTGCTGCACCTCTCCGACACCCAACTGAGCGAGAACCCGGTTCTGTTGCGCGTGCTGCTGCAGCAATACGGGCGCACGTGCCGCCGTTATGACTTCGTCACGATCACCCCGGTGAAGCTGGACATGGGCTTTGCCGAGTTCAACGACGACCAACAGACCCTAATCGCCACGCTGGACGACAGTGCAAGCCGCCTGGTCGTCATCAACGAGCTGGCATTGCTCACTTTTTTGACTGACCCATCTAGGAGCCCCCATGGCAGCTAGCATTACGCTTGCCGGCGAGAGTCTTATTGCCCAAAAGCTTGGCGCGGGGGAGAAGCTTGAAATTGCTCGCTTCGTTCTGGCGTTGGTGCCGGGCCTCGATCCGAGCGCACCGGTAGACCGGACTGCAGGTAAACCGCCTGCGTCCCAGATCATGTTTACCAAGGCTTACGACCGCAAAGGCTATGTCAGTCCCAACCAGGTGATTTATAGCCTGATGATCGGGTCTGACGTGGGTGACTGGGACTTTAACTGGATTGGGCTTGAAGCCACCGGCGGCGAGCTGCTGGCCGTCGCAACTGTCCCGGTTCAGCAAAAGCGTAAGAACATCCCGCCGCAGCAGATCGGCAACAACGTTACCCGCAACTTCCTGGTGGAGTTCAACGGTGCTCAGTCGCTGACAGGTATCACCGTCGACGCCAGTACCTGGCAGCACGACTTCACGGTGCGCCTGAATGGTATGGATCGTCGCGAGCGTCTGAGTAATCGCGATGTATTTGGCCGCGCCTGTTTTCTTGCTGACAGCGTGCAGATCGAGCGCAGTTTTGGACTGTTCCAGGTGCGCGCCGGCATCGCCTATGTTGAAGGTCTTCGGGTTGAGCTGACCGAACCGGTCCAGGTGCAGTTCCCGGCATTGCCCGCCAAAGCCTGGCTTGACGTCGCTTTGGCACGTGATGGGAACGAAACAGTCGCGACTTGGCAGGTGGTGTTCGGTTCGCCAGCGGATTACGTCGATAGCAATGGCATCGCTCATTACGTGGTGCCGCTGGCCAGCGTAACCGCAGCCGGCGTGATCACCGATCTGCGCACCAGTGAGCCCATCACCGGCGCACTGGTCCAGCAGTTTGCTGTACGCAATGGCGACTACGTGAATTTGCGCGCCCGGGCCACCACCAAGGCCGACGTGGGATTGGGCGACCTACCCAACGCAAAAAGTGATGACCCTGCCACCGACAGCAGTGACGTACTGGCAACCACTAAAGCGCTCAATGCGGTGCGCCAAATTATCGCTTCGTCCGACGTCGGCCAGATCTGCATGTTCGCCATGGCCACGCCGCCCGCTGGCTACCTCAGGGCTAACGGGGCAGCGGTTTCGCGCACGGTCTACGCCGCGTTGTTTGCAAAGATTGGCGTCACCCATGGCGCTGGTGATGGCGTCAGCACGTTCAACCTGCCAGATCCACGGGGCAAGTTCGTCCGTGTCCTGGACGACGGTCGCGGGATCGATGCGGGCCGTGTGTTGGGCAGCTCTCAAGCTGACGAAATCCGTAGCCACAACCACACCGGCGCTGCAGCTGGTGCCGGTGGACATACGCACACGGCCTCGACTGGTAGCGCCGGTCGTCACAGTCACTACGTCCGATCTGGGGAATTTACCCCCGATGGCGTTGACTCCTCGGGAGCCATTACGGAACCCCGAAACACCGTCAATTACGCCGATCCGGGCATTACCGACAAATTGACCAGCGAAGCAGGGGATCACACCCACACCGTTGCTGTTGCCAGCGTTGCTGACCACACGCACGCCATCACGGTCGGCTTTTCCGGAGGCTCGGAAACACGCCCGCAAAACATCGCTTTCCTTGCCTGCATTAAGTATTGAGACCCGCCATGGATACCAAAATCGTCTATCAAACCGATCATCTGGGCATCTTCACAGGCGAGACCGAAGCCGATCGTTCACCACTGGAACCGGACGTTTGGTTGATCCCTGGGGGCTGTGTAGAAGTCAGCCCCCCAGTGATTCCGGAATACAAAGCCGCGCTGTGGGATGGCCAGCGCTGGCAGCTGGTTGACTCGTATCGTGGATTGACGGCCTACAGCACTGCGACCCGCGAGCCCATTCTGATCGAGCGTGCCGGCGCTCTGCCGACCGGCTATACACTCGACGTACCGGGCCCGGGACAGGTTTGGGGCAACGGTCATTGGATCGATGACGCTACTGCAGTATTGGATACGCGTTATACCGCTCAGGTCGCGGCAATCAACCTGGCGTGCCTGCAGGAAATCACGGGCGGCTTTTGGTCCGAAGTGTTGGGTGATCGCTACTTCTACGATACCCAGCTCGAAGATCAGTTGAATCTGACCGGCATGATCCTGCAAGGGACCGGCGGCGGGTACCCGTGCCGCGATGCAGCCTGGGTCAAGGCGTTTCGTGATCACACCTCTGAACAGCTTCAACAGGTTGGAGCCGACTTTACTGACTTCAAACTACTGCGCCTGCGCCAGGCCAACGACCTCAAGCAAGCGTTGGATGCAGCCCGGGCCGCTGCAGATCTGGACGCGCTGAACGCTGTTGTCTGGGAGTCCGCATCGGTATGACGTGGGATTCAGTCACTATGCGTTGGCCGGAGCAGTCCACTGAATGGCTGAGCCAGCTGGATGCTGCCAAGGCGTTGGCCACCACCGAGCTGACTACTACCGGACAGCGGTTGCAGGGGCTGGCCGACTTGGCCACCACTTCACCAGGTCCGGTCGGAGCCGCCGCAGAAGCTGCCGTTGCCGCCGGGCGCACGGCGCTGACCGAAGCCCTGGGCGAAGTGCCGGCCTGTCTGGTGGTCACGCCTTTCCAGAGTGGAGTCGGGCAAGGTCGCGGCTATCAACGCTACCTGTCCGCGCCGAACTTGCTGCAGCAGCTTGGCGAAAAACTCGAGGACACCGGTGATGACAGCCGACCCTCCGGTTCGCAATACGCGTTGGCCGTTATGTTCCTGGGCAATCGCTACGATCGGTTCGCTGAAACCTTGTCCCGTTTCAACGCTGTGCTGCCTTTGGCAGATCTGCAGCGTGCCGAGCGCCGCGCTAAAAACCTGTTTGCCCTGGACGCCGATAAATGGGAGCTGCCGACCGCCGGCACACTTCCACGCTGGGGGGCTTTGCCCCTGGAGCGTTGCACCGTGACGAAGGCCGCAAGCCAGGTGCTGAGCAGCCAGCTGACAGCACTGGAGAGTTACGCGGACAGTTCGCCCATGGCAGATCTGGGCCGCATGGCCGCCCGCAAAGCCAGCCAGGCACAAGAGCAGGCGCAGAAACTGGCCGACCTCAAGGACCAATTCACCGGCGCCGCTGCTGACGACACCATGCGCGCACGGCTCATTGGCCCTGGTAATGCAGCAGAGCTGCGCAAGTTGCTACTGCAGGGCGATGCACCTGGTCATGAATGGGCGATGTCAGCCGGAGTACTTCTGGTCGGTTCCCTCAAAGGGTTGAGCTTCGTTCGGGAACTGGTGGGCCTATGACCTTACTCCTCGATGGCGAGCAGGTACGCGGCAAGAACATGAAGGTCACGGCCAACCTGCGCATCGAAAGCGACGACCTGTCCGGACAGACGAGCAACACCGACTCGGCACACAAAGGCTTCAAGCCCAAGACACTGGCCGTCACGTTGATGATTCCGTTCGTCGACGACGTGCATCTGCGTACTTTGATGCGCATGGCCGAAGCGACCAGCAGCGGTGGCCAGCTCAAGACCTACCGGATCGTTAACGACACGGCGTCCGCGTTTGGCGTGCGCCAGGTGCAGTTCTCCGACGGCGTCAGCGCCCGGGAAGACGACTCTGTGAGGGCTTGGCTCGTCCAGTTCACGCTCTCCGAAAAACTCTCAAATCCTGAGCGGGTAGAAGGCCGCCGAGCCGATAAGCCCGTGAATCAGCAAGGTGCATCGGGTGATTCGGTTGGTGGATCTGGTGAAAGTGGAGCTGGGCAAGAGCTGACGGGCTTCGAAGCCACGCTGAAAAAGCTGGATAACTACCTGGGCGGTGCTTCATGAGCATGAAGCTGCACAAGGTGCTGACGATCGGCGGCGTCGTGTATCCCCTGGTGAGTGACGATGTTCGTCTCGAGCTGCGAAGCCCGGGGCGGGCAACCCTGACGATCCAGGGCAAAGAGCCGGTGAAAGGATTGGTAACGCTGGACATTGGCTACAACGACAGCCCGCTGCAGCGTCACTTCATTGGCTATGTGGAGCGCTGCACACCGTCGAACGCGGTGGAGCAGGTGCTGTTCTGCCGTGAGCTTGCCGCGATCCTGGCCAACCCTTTACCACTCAATTTGCGCCATGCAGATCTGGGCACCGTGCTGGGCGAGGTGAATCGGAAAACCGGCCTGAGCTTTCGGGTTCCCGATAAAGCTTACGCCAAGGTCAAAGCCCCCTTCTTTTTCAATCTGGCGTCCGGATACCAGGCCATGGACAGCTTGGCCAAGGTGTTCGGCATCGCTGACTTCATGTGGCAGCAGCAGGGTGACGGCGAAGTGTTCGTCGGCAGTTGGGCCGACAGCTTCTTCGGTGCCAGATCTTCGCTGCAGCTCCCCGTTGAACTGTTCAACGACTACCAAGGCAATCAGAGCGCGATGATCGCAGCCCTTCCCGGGTTACGACCAGGTGCATCCATCAACCAGGGCGAGCGGATCACGAACGTGACGCTTGCCGGCAACCAAATGGCAATCCGATGGAAGACGCAATCCGCCGCAGCGTAGAGCGGCAATTTCCAGAACTGACTGGCGGCTACCATCTGCCGCGCTTTGCCCGTGTCGTGGGTGTTGCGGATGCTCCAACGGGTGCAGGGATCTGTGACGACTTCCGGCCACGGTTCGCGGTGGATCTGGAGCTGTTGGGTGCGGATGACGAGCCGGATCCCGAGCTGCCTGTACTGGCTGGTGTTCCCCTGCCAATGCCCATGGGCGGCGACGAAATGGGTTTCTTTGCCTTTCCGGAAGAGGGAACCCGGGTTGTGGTGTGCTTTGCCTACGGCCTGCCGAGCAAGCCCTACATCCAAACGATTTTGCCGCACGGCTTGAGCTTGCCCAAGGTCCCCAAGGGTGACCAGGTATGGCAGCACAGCGATGCGGTGCAGCAAAGGGTCGATGCGGACGGTAACTGGGTACGCCAGACAGATGGCCGTATCCGTGATCAATCGACAACCCGGGAGATCGAGACGCTAACCAACGTGGAGCGTCACCAGAGCAGCGCCGTGGTTGTCGACGACCATTC